TGTTTGAGTACCGTTTGTAAACATCGCTGCAGTGGTATCTTGCAGGAATTCTGTACTTGCCTCTGTAAGAACTGTTGATCCATTGACTGTAGCAGATGCGCCTTCTACTACAAGACCATTCTTAATTCGGAAGGCTTTGTCGACTGTAGCCATTCTTTATCTCCTTGTGAGTCTTACGCTTTTAGACCAGTGCGGTAATACCGTATGGTCATCGGCGTTAGTGTTGGTGTCACCGTCATGCTAATTGTACCAGAATTTAAACTAGCAGTTATATTTCCTACATTATTGCCTGTATTTGCTACTGAGGCAAATTCTGTAATATTTTGATTGGTACCATCAAAAACTAGATTTATTTCTGTGCTTCTATAAGCACTTCCTGAAGCATTTGATAATTGGATAAGGTATTTAATAGTTCTCCAGGTAGATGTGTCTATTGTGTCAAATACCGTCGCTGATTCTATACCGTTGATTGTTACTGAGTTGTTTCCATCTCCACCAAGAGAGTCTGCACGATATGAAGTAGTATCAATAAGATCTGAATAGTCTTGGCCAGTAGGTCTGTCACCTGTTTCAAACTTTGCTTTTAATTGATTAATGGGTAGAATGGCCATATTGTGATTATATCATAAAATGTAGTTATTAACACCGATGATAGCAAGTCCAATTGGAGGTACATTTTGCGGGGTATAACTAGGAACTGTAATATTTGTTATTCTAATATGAAACGGTAGATCAGAAATAACTGTTGCTTTTCTGGACCTGCAAGTTTGAATTACCTCAATGACTCTCTTACTGTCAGTAGGTATGACAGTTGATGTAGCCATTAGTCTGTAATATCCTCAATCATTTTTACAGTACCCTGCAAAACTGTCCAGACAATAATATTTCCTGTTGCTGCCATTTGAATATCAAACTCGTCTGCCGTTTCAAGAAGTTCTGTTTCGTCATATTCTAAATAGACTGTAAATTCTCCTGGACCGTCATCTTCGTCTGCTGCTGGTGTTACTGTCAAGACTACGCTAGTAGTTGATGGACGATAGAAGTCCATCGTAATAGCCCAGTCATCAATAACTAGTGGGCTTCCAGCATCATCTTGAACATACATTTTAAATGAGGCTGTATCTCCTCTAACAATTGTCCAAACAGATTGTGGTGGCTCAGAGCCAATAGCAATTGGCGATTGATTTCTATAAGTTGCCATTATGATAATCCTGCTTTCATTGATCCCCAAGTACCGTTGCCTTTTGTCGCTCCAACAATTATAGTTCCTGTTACATTTACATATGCAACAACTCCAACTGCTCCAGAACCTGAAGAAGGCTGAACATCTGTTAATCCTCCGCCAGAGTCAACATATAAAATTGTATTTGATGTAAAAGCAGAAGTATTAATATCAGTAAATACACCAGATATAACTGCTACTCCGCTTGATCCATCTGCAATTGCAGTTTGTGCTAATCCAACAACTGGAAAAGTATTTACATCATCTGCATCACATCTAGAAACTTCTGGTTTATTTTCTACTGAGTCATATCCTGAAATATAAAGTGGATCACCTTTTTGAATATTTTCTCCACTATTATTTGATACCTCAAAAGTGTGGGTAGGTAAACCAATAGTTGGCAAAACTAATTCTATTTGTTCTGCTAATGATTGTATATCTGATGATACTGCTACAGGATCAGATAATACTGGATAAGGTAAATCATAAATAGGAGTTGAGCCAGATGCCATAGTTATTATATTATAGCATTAAAGGACTTGTACTGATGAGTAGTTTTGTGTTATACTAGTGCTATAGCACTGTTATGGTGCTATATGCATTTTAGGAGGAAAAACTTGACAAACAATAAAATGCTGGTAGGGGTAATTGGTAGTACGTTTCTGTTAGTATCCATTTTGGGTGCTATACCGTCACATGCTACTAAAAATAATTTATCTAAACAAAGCGGAGTCGCTCTTGCCACCCCAGAGGTGGCTTTTCTGCTTTCTGAGGATAAAAATAAAAAAATACTTACTAAGTATCAAAATGCGACAAGTTTAACTGACAGCCAGTTGGTTGAATTACTTAAGGCGGTAGGGTTCAAAGGAAAAGGTCTAAAGACTGCTTGGGCAGTTGCTAAGGCTGAATCCAATGGTCGTCCATTTGCTTTTAATGGAAACACCAAGACTGGAGACTCCTCATTTGGAATCTTTCAGATTAATATGCTTGGCACACTTGGTCCAGACAGACGAGATAAGTTTGAACTGGATCTGAATGCTGAGTTATTTAGCCCTGTCAAAAACGCTGAAATTGTCTATCACATGACAAAGGGCGGTATTGACTGGAGTTCATGGTCATCTTACAATAAAGGTGCTCATTATAAATGGCTAGATAAATTCCCTAATTAATAATTTTAGGGCATAAAAATACCCCCAGGCTTCGAGGTCTGGGGGTTATTTTTTTATGATTTTACTCTTGTGTATTTTGTGCTGACTCTTCTTGCGGTACTGGTAATTCATTTTGTGCTGCTAATTCTTCTGGACCTGGAACTATTTGTGCAGGCTCAGAAACTGGAACAGAGGTAAGCACAAGTGGTGCTTCTGGCGCCACAAAAGATCCATCATTTTGTAAAATCCAACCAACTTTGACTGATTCATCAATAATATATTCTGATGCATCTGAAGAAAATACTGTTGAATTAATTTTTAAAATAATTCCATCTTCTAGTATTTCAACAAATCTAATTAACTGTGGCTCTACCCATTGTCCATTTTCATATTTTTTCCCTTTTATTTGATCCCAAGAAAAATTATCGTCAAGTAAAATTGCATTTTCTATGAATCCTACACTTTGTACAGATGCAAAAGCAATTCCGTCTTTTAATTGTACCCACGTATTCATTAATTAAACTCCACAACTTCCCATCGACATGGCCCAGTTGCCACCAATGTTGTTGAATTAGATAAATATACACCATAACTGGCTGATGTTAAGTTGGTAGATCCTCCAGAAAGATTTGCGGCTGCAGCATTAGATGTATGACTTGACAGTGATGCAGTAGTTCCAGACAGAGTTGAAGTAGAAGATCCAATGCTTCCATTCATAGTAAATCTGTATTGAGCATTTTGTGGCTCTGCATTAGTAGCATATCCCTGAGTACCTGCAGAAAATGATCTAGCAAAAAGTTCTGTTTGATTTCCTGCCAAATTTGCAGATGGATTTGAAATATTTGCCGCTGGATTTGAAATATTTGTTGCTGGATTTGAAATAGAAAATGCTGCAACTTGACCACTTGCTGCAACTGTACCAGCGGCTCCTTCGCTAAAAGATCTCACAAAACTTTTTGAAACATCTACAGCAGTAATAGTTATGCTTCCTGCACTAACAGCCTGTCCACGTTGAACAGATTTTATACCGCCTCCAGATGATGCAGGATATGTTGCTATTCCCATTTTATTCTCCTTATGAAATTTCTACACCAGAGATGTGAAAATTAATGGTTGATGCAGAAGCAAGACCAGTAATTGTTTTTGCTGGATTACTTGCTGGAATAACTTGTTTTAAATCAATATATGCAGTTGTATTTGCTGCAATAGATGCTCCTGATTGAACTGCTACCCCATCAATATTTAAAGTAAATGTTCCAGAAGATGCTGAGGTATTGCAAATAGCAATATTTGTAACAACTGTAGTTGTAGATGTATTTGGTTGTGTATAAAGAGTTGTGCTTCCTGTTGAAGCAGCACCTCTAAATAGTAGTTTCGATGTTACAGCCATTAGTTACTGTACCTTTCGCTAGTATACGCCCATTATAGCATTTATTTCAATTGACGACGTATCTACCGTTGACCATTGAACGCCAGTACCTGTGGACTGTAGGTATTGACCGCTTGTTCCTGATGTACTTGCTGCTGTTAATGATCCAGTAAGTGTTGCACCGCTAAGTGTTTTACCAGTCATTGTTAAAGTATTGTTTGTAGTTGCTACTACTGCTGTGTCTACAGAAACAGTTACATTTCCTGCTGTACCGCCTCCGCTTAGGCCTGTGCCAGCGGTAATTTGAGAAATATCTCCATCATTAGCAGTCCAAGCAGATCCACTATAATATTGAATTTGGTTAATTGTATTTCCACCAGCGTCTTGACGAAGGAAAACAATTGTTCCTTGTACTGGTGAAGTAATTGCTGCATCACGAGCAGCAGGATTTAAAAAGTTATTAAAGCCGTCTTTAAAAATTACAGCATCGTCAAATGTAACATCGTTAAGATATGTTTGTGTATTTGTCCATTCATATGCTGAGGCTGTGTCAATCTTGGCTCCGAATGCGTACCAGGTATCTCCTACCTCATCGTACATATAAGCGGGTTTGCCAGAGTTATCAAATGATGCCATAGTTTACATTATAGCAGGGATTTCTGCTATCTCCTCTAACCAAAATTATACCATAATCTAACGATATTCTTTAGGTTGTCTATATTGCCTTTTATATGAGTCAAAGAATAATGATCGTAATTTTGTACTTACCGCTGATTGTTGTTTATATTCTTCTGCCCCGCCAATTTCCATTTGCCATTCTTCTCGCTTAAATGGAATAACTTGCATTATTGGTGTACCCGCTGGAATTAGACCGTCCATTTTTGGATCCCGCAAAACGAAGGGGAAGTTAA